AGCTCTAATTCCTATATTTTTTGGAAACAAGCAAGGACCAGCTCTGACTGGCCGGTATCAGCCGAGACTAGAAACGGTTACGCACGTTGGCAGCGAATCACGCGCAACGGAAATTGGGGAGTTTTCGGAGAGGGTCTTAGGGCTACCGCTTATGGCTTGGCAGCTGCATTGCTTGCAAGGTTTGACGGCTTTTGATGACGCGGGCAAGTGGTTACACCGTGTTGGTCTAATAAGTGTTGCTCGCCAAAACGGAAAGAGCTTGTTGTCTAGCGCGGTCATTGGGCATTGGCTTACAAAAGAGGCAGAGCATCGAGGGCAACCTCAAACAGTTATTAGCGTGAGCCACAAACTTGATTTAACCGCCGCGCAATTTAGTTACCTTGCACCAATCCTCGAGGTTAAGTTTGGTGCCGAGGTTTCGTGGTCTTACGGTAGACAAAAACTAACAATGCCCAACGGGAGCGTTTGGCATATTCGTGCAGCTACCCCGGCAGCCGGTCACGGTTACAGCGCGGACCTAATTACCGCCGATGAGGTTTGGCAAATATCCGAGGCCGCAATAGATGACGGTTTACTACCGTCTCAACGTGCGCGCAAAAATCCTTTGTGTTTGCTTGTGTCAACAGCTGGTACGCAAGAATCAACGGCGCTATTGCGTTGGCGTGATCAAGGGCTACGCGCAATAGATAGCGGGAAACAATCCACGTTGTATTTTGCGGAATTTAGCCCACCGCCAAAATTAGACGCGATGACGCCAGAGGCGTGGGAATATGCCAACCCCGCGTTGGCTGGCGGCCTTATTGACTTAGACGTAATCGAGGGCGAAGCGTTAGGCCCTAACCGCTCGGCGTTTTTACGGGCCTCGGTAAACCTATGGCAAGCCGTAACAACAGGGTGGCTAGAAATAGGCGTGTTTGACGCCTGCAAAACCGATACACCACCGCCCCCCGGTGGAGTGCTCGCTATTGAAAGCTCGACAGACGAGGCGCGTTACACCGGCGTTAGAGCTGTACTAGCCGGCAACAAAACACACGTAACAGTCGCGTTTACAGCAAACAGCATTGCCGAAATGTGGCGACTAGTTGACATAGAAATAGAAAACAACCCCGGACTACGCATAGCAATTATCCCCGCCTTAGAGGTGCATTGCCCGCCAGCGCTTGAGCGACGCCGCACAATAGTTGGCTACCGAGAGCTACTTAAATGGACCGCCGCGGTTAGGTCAATGATCATAGAAAACCGTTTACTACACAACGGCGAATTACTACTTACGCAACATTGCGAACGAGCCGTTTTAATTAAACACAACGGAAGCGTTGCTTTATCCTCGTCTCGCAGCCCCGGACCAATCGAGGCGGCGCGTTGTATGGTTTGGGCGGCAGCTATGGCAAGCCGTCCGCAAACCGTTGGTAAACCAATGATTATGCAGGCCAACCGATAAAGTTTGTTTGGCGCTCGCTGGCCTTGCTTTCCGTCGGGGATTGCTTGCCGCCGGCGAGTGCCACCATTACCTACAAAAATATGGCACACTAAACGCATGGCATTATTTACCAAAAAACCTGAACCGCCAACGATTGTTAAAGCTGCCGCGGGTAGCAATGCGGGTGCATCGCAAATTGGTAATTTCTTTGCGTACACGGACGGTGTGAATCGTTCGCGTTTTATGCAGGTTCCAACTATTAGCCGTAGTCGAGATTTAATGGCCAGCCTTGTTGGCTGTCTCCCAATCGTAATGTTTAAAGAAATGTGGAACGGCGACGAAATGGAAAAAGTTCCCGAGGCTCCACGTAGTTGGCTAAGACGTATTGACAAAGGCGTAACAAACAACTTTATTTTGTCGTGGACATTTGACGACTTGTTTTTTTACGGGCGCGCATTTTGGTACATAACCGAACGGACCGCGGACGGATACCCGGCATCGTTTACACGTTTACCAGCCGCAATGATTACAACACAAGACCAAGCACAAGGCACTGGCGTTTGGTTTGGTCCGTCTAAACAAATTTTGTTTCAAGGCTTACCAATTCGTTACGAGGATTGCGTACAATTTTTAAGTCCAATTCAAGGTTTGATTTACACCGGAGCAACCTCGGTTGATACCGCGCTTAAGCTTGAGCAGGCCCGTAACCGAAACGCGAGCAGTTTGCAACCCGCCGTGACGCTCCGCCAGACCGGTGGCGAGCCTATGAGCGGGCAAGAGCTAGCCGATCTAGCAGCAAGCTACGACTCGGCTCGTTACGCATCAGCGACGTGTGCAATTAACGAATTTGTAGAGGTAATACCAAACAACGCAACACCAGACAAAATGCTTTTGATTGACGCCGCTGAGTACCAAGCAAAAGAGATAGCTCGAATCGCCAACGTCCCCGCATACCTCGTTTCCGTTTCAATCGGAAATTACAGTTACGTTTCAAGCTCGGAAGCGTCGCGCGACTTGTACACGTTTGGCGTTAAGCCGTACATAGATTGCATACAAGAAACACTTAGCGCGGATAACGTTCTACCCCGTGGCACTGGTGTTATGTTTGACATTGAAAGCTACTTAGAAAACCAATACCAAGACAGCGCCGACAATATGGCGGAACCGTTAAACGAGGTAAACAATGCTTAGGTTAATCCCACAAGATTTAAATTTAGACGCCGCTAAAGGTGACGCGCTGCCACGTAGAACCCTTGCCGGCGTTGCCCTCGAATACGGCGTTGAGGCCGTTGTATCCGACGGGCAAAAAGTTAGGTTTGAAATGGGCGCTCTCCCACTAGAGGGCAAGAAGCCAAAAATGTATCTCAACCATGACAGCACTAGCCCGATCGGCTTGGTCACGGCTAGAGAGCTGGTAGGAAATACCGTAATGTTTGAAGCCAAAATTAGCGAAACAACTTTAGGAAATGAGGCGCTCGAGCTTGCAAAAGACGGCGTTTTAGACAGCGTGAGCGTTGGAATTTTGCCCGTTGAATTTAGTTTCGATGAAGCCGGCACAATGGTTGTTACTAAAGCCGATTGGCAGGAATTATCGCTTTTGCCCTACGGCGCTTTTGAAGCTGCCAAGGTGCAGCGCGTCGCCGCGAGTATCCACCAAGAGCCAACCGAAATAGAGTTAAATAATACACAAGACGAAAACGAGGAGTCAAACGAAATGGAAAAGACAATGGAAACACCAGCCGTAATCGAAGCCGCAACAGTCCAAACAATTTACGCACAGCCACGCAAATTGCGTTTGCCTAGCACATCAGAGTACATTGCTAGCTATGTACGTGGCGGCGCAGATTTTGCACAACTAAACGCAAACATCAAACAAGCAGTTGTTGAAGCTGCACCGGGCGTTGCGCCATTTATTAACACTGAATCGACACCGGGTATTTTGCCAGAAATTATTACCGGGAGTGTCTACGATTCGCTTAACCCAATTAGGCCGTTTGTCAGTGCAATCGGGACACGAGCAATGCCAACAGCCGGCGCAACTTTCCGCCGTCCAGTAATTACAACTCGACCAGTTGTTACACAACAGGCCGCACAGTTTGACTCGTTGAACGCGTCAACCGTTGTAGTTTCAAACAACGACGTTTCAAAACTAAGTTTTGGAACATACGTGACCGTTTCCGAACAAGATTTGGATTGGTCAGACCCATCAAGCATTGACATTATTTTGAACCAGCTCGCAATCGCTTACGGCCAAGCAACCGACAACTACGCCGTAGACACTTGCCATGCAGCAATCGCACAAACTTCAGCAGTTGCAGACACCACAAGCGGCGCCGATTGGGTAGCAGCAATTTACGAGGGCGCTCGCCAAATTTCGGCAACGTCCAACTACTTGCCAACTCATATGGTTGTAACGCCTGCCAGTTGGGCGGCGCTTGCAAGCGCTACCGATTCGTCGGACCGTCCAGTATTTCCATACACGGGCGCACCAAACCTTATGGGCCAAAACGCTGCCGGCAATTCGGCTGCAACATCATGGAACGGCAACCCACTTGGGTTGGTGCTTGTTGTTGACAAAAACGCGCCCGGCTCATTCATGGGACACGCTGCTGGTCCTGCCGCTGGTTTCGAATTTTACGAACAGCAAAAGGGCGCAATTAGCGTTGAGGTTCCAGCAACTATGGGCCGCACGATTGCTTTCCGTGGTTACGCTGCCGCTTTTATGGCAGACGCAACCAAGTTCGTTAAGTTCGTCTGATAACCGAAAGGTAGGCCATTATGGCCGCTTACTCGGTCACACAAAAGTACTTAACCGACAATTACGCGGTTTTAGTATTACAAACAAACGCCGACCCGCTTGAGGTTGGGCAGTCTGTAGTTATTAGCGGCGTTGACGCGACGTTTAACGGCACGTATCTAGTAGCGGATTTGCCGCAATACTATTTTACTGGCGTAGACGAGCAAGGCTTTTTTACTTACGACTACCAGCTACCAATCCAAAACCAAGTGCTATATGCACGTACAGCCGACAACGTAGACATTGTGGCCGCTACTGGCACATTGACAACTACGCCTACGTGTACGTGGGTAACACTTGACAGCCAAGTTGAGGATTGGTTAGGCATAGGAACGGCTACGGCTGGCGACGCCGCGTTTTTAACTCAATGCCGCACAAGTGCTAACGCCGTTTGTTACAAACGCAGACAGCAAGCCGGGTACGTTGACAGCCTTACCACGTCACCTAACGCAGCGGTAACGCTTGGAACTATTGCTTATGCAGGTTTTTTGTATAGGCAACGCGGTAGCGCGGGCATGGACTTTGCATCGTTTGACGGTATGTCGAGCGGCGGGTCTACAGGCTTTAGCCCAATGGTCAAACAGTTGTTGGGTATTGACCGTCCCGCGGTGGCCTAATGCCCGTACCCGCTTACACCGACCTATTTAACGTGGCACTAGACGACTTGACAGCCACGCTAACGAGCATTACAGGGCTAACCGTCACAAATGACCCACGATCTATAAACCCGCCGTGTGCGTTTATTGACGCGCCAAGTTTTGTAGCGTTTAACTTTAACATTGTAGAGATTACGTTTCCCGTAAGACTTATCACCCTTGGCCCGGGCAACCTAGATGCTCAACGCTCGCTAATGAATATGGCAGCTCTACTACTTGCTAAAAACGTGGCCGTTACTGGCGGACGCCCAACGGTAGCGGTGTACGGTGGCGCCGAGTACGCCGCCTATGATCTAACTATAGATTTGAAAGCGAGCACAACAGCATGACCAAGTACATCGTAGTAAGCCCTCGAGTGGGAACACCCGGCGCCGAATTTGACGCGGACATAGCAGTAATGCGCGGAGCAAACATCGAGGCGCTACTTGCTGGCGGGTTTATCCAAGTATCCACACCTAAGCCCGTAAAAAATGCTAAAAAAGACATAGACACAAACGAGGAGTAACTCAAATGGCCACAACAACTTATCTCTCTAATCCAGACGTAATTATCGCAACAGTTAATTTGCGCGATCAGTGCACTTCAGCAACGCTTACACAAACTGTTGAGGCGCTCGAGTCCACCGCGTTTGGCGACATTGCTCGTTTTATGTCACCGGGTCTGCAAAACAATGAATTGACTTTGACGCTTTACATGAGCTACGCCGCCAGCGAGACTTACGCCAGTTTGGCAGCACTTGTCGGTACTCAAGTAACCGTTATTGTTTCGCCACAAGCGCCGACAACACCGGGCACCTACTCGGCAACCAATCCCGGCTTTACTTTGACAGGCACATATCTCGAGTCATTGCCAGTGATCAACGCAACCATGGGCGAATTGTCAACCATTGACATTACGTTTACCGGCGGCGCGTACACCGTAGACGTATCTTAATAACGGCCCACTTACGGCCCGACACGAAAGAGGCTAGTTATGCAGCTTACGCTTAAAGTAGAATTACCAGACAA